CCAACAAAAGCTGACGTGATGTAAGTAATAAGAGGAGTGTTACCATAAGCATATGCACCGCCTGCAGTTGTTTTAAGAACTGCACTGGAAGCAGCAGTGTAATAGCCTGGGAAAAAAGGTAACATAGACCTCTGAAACCTGTGATTAAAAGCAGAACTAGCACTTGGTGTGATAGAAAAAGACTCATGTCGAGAATACCTCTTCAACAATTGTCTAAAACTACGAATAGCTTCACCAAAATGAACATGATTGGTGGCATCAACCAAAGACGTTTTCTGCGCAACAACTTCTTCAGCCTGAGGAACAACCAAATCTGTAGATGGGGAAGGATTCGATGAATCCGAAATCCGCATCCTATTTACTTTTTCTCCAGTTGGCATGGCAAACTCCAAATCGTCGCAAGCCGATACCCATACAAGAACAGTGACAAAATTGTCAATTGTATTATCAGGAGAAACCAACTTGTTTGCTACGCGCACAGACACAGTACCATTGCCAAACTTATCAAGAGTGGAATCGTAAAACAAAGGTGTAGTGCTCTGCCAATCATCTTCAAGATTGGTAACATCACCCAAATCACGATAGGTAGTGGTTTGCCCCCATCCTACAACATAATCAAACTCTGTAGTCTCAGCTAGATCAACAATCATATGATGTGCAGTATTATATTCTCCCAAAGCAAGTCCATCGGGTCTAGTTTTAACCGGATCATAGCAAACAACCAAACGGCCTCGATGAAATGCAGAAGCAACAATCTTGAAATGGAATTTGATGGAACCTCTCCATTTCTTAAAAGGTAAACTCGCAAAAGACATAGCTGTGTGCGAGGTACTGCCGTCTGCATTATCACGATAAATCATGGGATTCACAACACTATTCCACAACAAAGTCTCCTCATTTGTACCTAAATCCCAATCAAACTGACACAAATATGAGGGCTTACTAGCTATGTAATTAATATCAAGTTCATCTTGACCTTGAAGCCCAACAGTTCTGCTATCAATAGTAAGTTCCTGCTTGCAATCGACGCTCATCTTTTGGGTGTCATCAGGCATATTAGTGACAGCTATCGAACCCTTTGTTAAAGGTCGATAAACCGAAGACTCCAACAAAACAGGTCTACTATAGCCAAATACTGATGCCAAAGCTGAAACAGCGCTAGCTCCAATTTCTGTTGCTCTAGCATATGGACCAATCCAAGGTGCAGTTTTTAATCTAGCAGCAATGTTTGCTACAATACCTGCCGGTTTACTAATCGGTCCAGTTGCTGAAGTATACTCATCAGCCTGTGGAACAATAGCTATTGGATTGACATGAGTAGGTACACCTAATCGAACATTAGTTGCCCAAGCAAACAACTGCATCTCGATGTCCTGATTCGCATCATTTGCATGTTTGAGAGGTGTAAAACTCTCAATAATCAAAAATCCCATCTTACTCCAATCATTACTTGGGACATCCAAAGCATTACGGTAATAAAAGAACGGCAAAGTCATTTCACCACCTGAACTTGTGGTAGGATTTATCATTATGTTTGGCCTTTGAGATGCCAAAACTTTATAAGAATCAGCTCCCGAGGAAACATTAGAATACTGATCATTAGTATAAAGTGGAATATAACTCATCATGGCGGCACCATAATGAAAAGGAGTTCCATTAATAACTAACTTAACATGCAAATCGCACTGCAACAATTTAAAATTGGCAATACGATTAACAACCCTAGTATTACTGAAAAAATCTGCCCAAGGGTTAACACCAACAATAAGTCCCCCTGCAGCAGGCCAAGTTATCTCCTGAATTTTAATAGGTCGAGACATAAAATGTTCCAACGTCATATCAGTTGACATAGGAGCCTCAGTAAGTACAGTAACAGGAGCTTCATCACCTATTTGCTCACCTGGTTCTGCATCCATAAACGTAGTAGTTTGGTGATGTTCTCGTACTTCATCATTCACTTCCTCCGCCTGAGGCATAATCGTGTTATCTAACACTAACATTTTGAGGAAAAATGCTAAACCACAAAAATTATTTTCTTCTATTTCTTGTTTTGTAACCCATTATTTACAAGACAAACTCCCGGGTCAGGGAATAAATCTGTTTTTGTTCAATTTGTGTTGCCGAAACACTCTCCTAAATAGGAGTAAACCACGAGGGGTTTGACTAAATAAACAAAGCCTAGCAAATGTAACACGAACAAATATGAAAACATATACTGGTAACCAATGCTTACATTCCTTTTAACTTAGTGTGCGCAGGGAACGCACAGAGGGACAAAATAATTTTCCGATTTATTCGTACTTCTCCTTCCAGTTCTCAACTCGATCATCAAAACCAAGATCAAGCGCTGGTACTGGAAGACGCACTTTTTGACAGGCCGCTTCAAGCTTCTTTCTACGATCTTCATAAACATTTCGGCCATGGGCAAACCACTCATGTGTGGCAGACTCCACACACGCAGCAGCAACTTCCCGTTTAGTGGCCTCCTTTGATTTCAAATTGGCATGTAAGGATTTAAAAATAGAATCCTCTTCCAACTTACCAATTTCACGATCAATCTCAGGAATGTAATTACTAGTTCGCTTAAGAAAGTCTAGTTCTTTAGGACCTAAGAACTTTACTTCTTTATCGCTCTTGCTTGGATGAGTGATTTTAACAGAATAATTAGCCAAATAATTCTTAAACGACACAAAATTGAAATCGCTGAATTCTGGCTTAACACTGCCTATAAAATCATCACCATAAGTAACAGCAGCAACACAACTCCTGAAGTCTTCTTGCTCAGGATATAGGCTAAAGAAACCCATGCGAACATACAAACTATTAGCAATGCTGTTGACTATTACCGTTAAGCTGTTTCCAGAAGCATTCATATTAAAAACCTGCAATAAAGTTCCATTATAATCCAAAAAAGGATGCACTACATCATAAACCATCATTCTCATGATACGCAAATCCTCTTCTGGATAACCATGAGCTTGGGCAAGTTCTATTAATGAAACATATACAGCAATTGTAATTTGAGAAATCATTTTAACATCAAATTTGGAATAATCCCAACCAATGTCTGTTTTCCCAGTTGAATATTTGCTGGCATGCTTCATTAAAGTTTGCCAATGAGGTCCGAAAGCGTTAACACCCACAGCACATTCTGACTCAATGGAATGAAATCCTATAAATCTAACGAGTTTCAAGAAATACTTCCTCATCAAAATGGATAACACTACGGGAGAACCTTGAAATACTCTCACCTTATCCTTGGTTACAAGCGTGGGCTCATCTTTCAATGTGCTTGACCACACTACATTGGCTCGTTTACCCTCTTTCCAACATGTCTGCACGCGTTCTAATTCAAATTTAATGTCATCTGATGGTATTCTATCCACCAAAACGCCATTCTCTACAACATCTTGAAAATGCTTCCTTTTGGACTGGTATATTGGATGACACATACTTGTCGACATATTCAACGGATCAATAAACTTCTCACCAGGGATACCCATTATAGCTTCTTTCAAAGTCAATGGTCTTATATCAGGGATAGTTCCCACCTTAGCTGTTAACGGTTTCAACCAATCTTGACGAGCTCTCTCTAGCTCGTCAGGAAAAAATGTAATACCTGGGTCTGCCATATGCTCAAGAGTCGCATTGAACGCCTTCCAATTAGGTAACAACTTTGGTGGTCCCCATTTAGATTCAACACCAAACTCATCAGCAACAGCATCGGAAAGAATACTCTTTTCCACCACTGATTTTTGGCTCATCCGCAATTGCGTAGAACCTAACACCTCAATAGGCGCAGATTCGGGCAATCGCGAAGCTTCAGCATGTGCATGAACAGGACCTGAAATAACTCGTTTACCCATCAACACAGAGGGAAGTTCATTTGCCTCAGAGCCAACAAAATTCCCTTTAATGGAAATAAGTTCTTTCAACCAACGTTCATGATCTGATAAAAGCACTGTTTGCATAACACCTTTACCAAAATTATCGCCACCAATATGAAAGCCTACAACTACAGGAGTTTTCCCATCCAATATTAATGGGCCCATGCATGCTCCAACCTTAGCCAATTTTGTACGATACTTCCCTCCATAGAAAGATCTGTACATATGTGCCGTATGACCATACTCTATGCTCACGGCATCATTCTGCAATTCAGATTCTTTATCTCTAACAACCAATTGGGCCATCGAACTTCCAGTTGGAAGACTCGTGGGTAAAAACGATGTGAGAGTCGCAAAATCCGGACTCTTAGCAACACTCACAACCACCAAATCCATATTAGTAAAAACACAGTAATCGGCAGAAATGGCTTGTTCAAAACGAGAACCTGGACCTTTGCCTCGAGAGATTTCTACTCTCAAATGGTTAAATCTTGGCTTTGACATATCTGATCGCGGATGAAAAACGTGTGCAGGCATCCACATCACGCCTTTCCTTGGAAAGAAAACATCACTACGGGTCTCTGATCCATCAGGTCTAACGAATGTAGCAAAACAAACATTTTTTGAAACCTTCAAGGCGACTTGATCTGTAGATGCGTGGGCTACACGTTTCTGAGTACCAACTTGCACTTTCATTCTATCAATAAAGCCAAACCATCCGGGAGAAGAATCATCAACAAGAGTGGAATTTGGAATAACACGCGAATTCAACCACATTCTGGTCAATTTCAAACCAATAATAATTCCTGCTAATGCAGCTGCTCCTTTCTTCGCTACAGTTTTAGTTGGCTCAACCAGTGACTCTGTCACCACATCACGACGTGCCATATACTCACGCTTATAAGCGGAGCATCGAGCCCAATAATGGGCATACAAACCCAAAGAACCGGCATATGTAACAGATCCAATAGTTAAAAACCAATCTTTGCGGCCTTTCCAAACAGAAGCTCCCATACCTACGCCACCAAAAACACACAAGCCTCTAATCCAAGGTTTCATATCATACATTGCAGCAGAATGCTGCCAACGCATGACACAATACTTGAAAAGCGAAGTGTTAAATATGCATTTAGGTGTATACGCTATGATTGTGGGAGTAGCAACAGTCGTCATCGCCCTACTAAGCTCGTTGGACAAATGTCTAGTTGTTAAGCCTTTTACTGGTTTAAATCCAAGCCACCACTTGATAGAATGGTATGGCGCTAGAACTTGAGAACAAGCTCTATTAAAAGCTGAATGAAATATACTAGATACAACGTCCGAAATAATGTCGTCGGCATGTGGTTTGACACATTCTGACACACAATCGCAAAGGTCAGGAACCATACAACAAATCTTACATGATGGCGCAGTATCATAATCTTTTGACCTCTGCATAACATCGTACTGTGATAACTTATGGCGCTTAGCCAAAACCACCAGCACCTTCAAATATGTTTTTAAATCCAAATCTTTGCACTCGATCATTTTACCTTCAAGAGGCACATTCATCACCTCAAACACATGCATAGGCGTACAAGGCAAATTGGGCTTCAAAACGCTCTGTTCTAACGTCAAAGACCAAATGTCATGAGTCAATTTGGCATCATGCAACTCTGGATGAGATGGATCTAATGCAATTGATCCAGGCTTACGGTATTTACTCTTCACTTGTACTCGCGTGTGCAACAAACGCGACAAAGATGCTTCAACCACATCAGTATAACAGTGAACGGAGTAATCAATATGGTTCGAAGTAATTACTCCCACCTTAAAATCAATGAAAACAACACCTTTAGCCGACAATTCAGCTTTGACTGCCTGTGCAGCCATGTTATTAAAAAACTTGATGATGGTATCTGTGGGGCTAGTGACAACAAACTGCGCCTTACCATTACCAAGATCATCAAGAAACAAACCAAGAACATCCGATGTAAACGTAGAATCGTATTTATCGAACATATCTTTAGTTATGATCCTATCAGGATCGTATCCAAAATCCATAGCTTCAAGCGCGGTTTTCATGACTATTTTAGCCAAAGTTGATTTCCCAACTCCAGAAGGACCTGTAAGCCCTATTCCAAAAGGTCTAAAGCGAATTGATGTATTGCGTCGTCTAGCAACAATCCTTTCTTTAAAGGACATCAACACGCTGTACCTCTCGGTAATCCACATATTAAGAGAAACGTTAGCTTTAAGCTTCCTCAAATAATCGCACGTAACAATCATGTCATCAATCTTCTTCTCAAACTCACCGAGATCTCCAGTATTACCATTCAAAATGGAATCAGCTGTAGCAACAGCTTCAACATAACTAGTGTTGAACTGTTCAACTCGATTGTCACTATAAAAAAGTGGCGACAAAGATCGTTCTTCTATGATCCTATACCCAGTAGTGGCTGTCCATTCAAAAACATCCACAAAAGCATCGATCAAAGACGTAGCGTTCATTTGCTTCTCAACTGAAGGCAAGGAAAAAATCTCAAATCCACCAATAGTCCACTCAACACCATTAATCTTACAAACGGTCAGAGATAGGACAGCAGATATTAAAAAAGCAACCTTGCCAAATATGCTATTAGTTTTTAACAAAGTCCACTTCTGTTTAATGTCAGAAGCATTCCATGCATGAGGGACTACATCCCTTGCGTTCCCAATAGTTGATAATTTTTGAAATAACAGTCGCGTGATACTTCTCTTGTAATTAGACTTAATGTAAGCCATTAAGGCTGCACACAAATCCATCACATTATCAGCTCTCACAGATTGATATAACAAAAGAGCCAAACTCTCAAGAACGGAAATCCACTCCTCGGATTCATCAATACCAGAAACCTTTCCAAGTGTTTCTAGCAAGCCAAAAACCTCATCATCATCAGAGCTTCTAACTTCTGATTCAATGGGACATTCGTCGGAATGTGGATATATGGTGTCATCAAAAGATTCCTCATCACTCGTTTCTCTATGTCCAGGGCATTCAATGCCTCTGGGTGAACAAAAAACACAATAATTAGGGTGATAAGGACACATATAATGACATACATGATGATTGTTAAAATGAGAACATTCGCAATATGTTTCCCGACAAACAGGACAACAAATCACAGTATTTACAAAGTGACAATGCGAACACCAATCATGACCATCATTTTCAAGATCATATTCTACACACCTGCAGAATCTCTCATATTCGTTACAACAACAACAGATACTCCAGATACTCTCAGTAGTGAGTTCCGAAGTACTATCAGTTGCACTATTGTCATCATAATCCTCTTCGGCATGGGGATGAACAATAGATTCAATTTTCCTAGTCTCAAGTCTAGGTCGCTTGTATCCTCCTACATTGGATACAACGGTTACTACATTAGATTTCTCGTAAAGCCCAGTTAACGATCTGGGGACGTCCAACATTGACGACAATGATCTTTTAAGACCTACCTGGTCAGAAACATCGTCGTATGATGAAAAATGTTTTGTAGTGTTGCCTACTACGAAGGGATTCTCTTGATCAACAGATCTTTGAGGATAATTTCTATTCATTTAAGAAAAGAGGCGTTTTAAGGAACTCAAGATGGCCGAACATCTATTTATCCAAAGGTACGCCGAACCTGATTGAGAAATCGGCTTAATGCTGTTCTTCTCTCAGCAATCGAGCTTTGGCAGATAAAAATCTGCCGAAGTTTCCTCCACAAAAGTGAAGACACGGATTCTTCCTAAGAATCTACCGTCGTTTTGATATTTCCTGTCTAAGAAATCATCCAAGTGTTATGGATAATTTATACAGGCAGAAAAAAGAACCTTTTTTACCCTGTTAAGGGAGGTGCGTTCTAACACCCGAAAATAAGTAAAAGTACACAACTCAAAACAAGTCTATAAAACGACTTGAGTAAAGCTGTGCCGAAACTCGAATGTAAGTCTAAAAACGACTTACACCAAGCTTAACACAATTACATAACACTCACTACAAGTCCCAAAAAAGGGGACTTGCAG